GTGTGTGGCGCGCCTTTTCGCTCGTGGGTCACACTTTAGACATTTAAATTTGACAAACGTTAGAATGTATGAACGGTAGAAAAAGAGGCTGAACAACGGGAGCACGTTGGACAGCCTCGGGGTTTTAAGGTTTTGAGCCTTGTATGAGGATTTCAGTTACTTTAACTAAGTCGTTACTGTGAGTTTTAATCATCCCGTCAATGACGGTTAAGCACTCAAGTAATTTTTGCTCATCGTTTGCAGGTGTGACCGTGAAATTGATATTCGTCGCGCCCGCCGCTGTAACGCCTGCCGCGACCATTGCGAGAATAATATTTGTTACTTTCTTTTTATCCATTTTATCACCTATGAATATAAGTTAGCGAGTTGGTGAATTATCACAAATCTGATTGTGCCCGCGCCGCTCGTATTGATGTATATTTTAAGAGCGCCCCACCCCTCGGCAGGGCGCTGAATTTCATGTGTGTTGGTATCGTGAGTATTTGGCTTTGATGTTGGGTTGACATCATACATCCTTAGCCCGTCGCTCGCTCTATTGATAATAAACCCCGTTTCAGCGCTCGCTGAGCTATAGGCGCGACTTACAGTAATTAAAAGTCGCTCGCATGTCGCGGGAATAATTTGGCTCATCTGAACCCATGTTTTAGGCGCGGGCGCTCCTATCTCTTGTGCGTTGGGTACGCTTGGAGCGCCCAACACTTTAGTGCGAGTAATAAACTCTTGTGGAACTGGTAACGGTGCCGATAAAAACATACTCAATATCTCCTAGTAGTTAATGTGAGCAAATTCAGAAACCGCGTCGTTTACATGCTCTAACGTGTCTGTATGTGGCGGCGTATTTTCGAAACGAGCCATAGCCCAAACCAACTTCCCGACGTTTGAGCCGTTGATTAATGTGTTGGGCTCGAATCCAGTAATCTTACAAACATAATCAATATATTGTTGAGTATGGTTAGTATAATATTGTCCTTGTGGAGTTTCGCCCACTGCGGGAGCCCATCGGTTTATAATACCCTCGACTGTGAAAATGTTATAAAGTCGGTTGTAGTTTAAAATCAATTTGGCTGCGGCGCGGTATCCAAAACGGCGCTCGTAAAATTGTTCAAAAGCCCCGTCTGTGTTTTTGGAATGAGGAATTTCCCCTTTCCATTTACTCGAACTAATTCGAATGTTAAGCGGATTATTGTTGCGATAGCCCCGCGACGGGTGAATTGATGGAACTTGTTTGCTCATGACGTAAATTCCTATAATCGGGATTACAATAAAAAGAGGGTTGATTTCCATAAGTCCCCCTTATGGCTGAGTTACCCAGAAAACGTTATATGTGCCGCTATGCGAACTTTGGTCGAGCGTTACCACTAAATCGTCTGAGCACTCAATCGAAAAAACTTGTTTGGGTTGAATGTAAACGTGTGCACCGCTCAAATATACTGCGCCCTCACCCGCTGTTACATTTTGAATCCCAAACTTGACAGCGTTCGCGGGAACTGGAATGGATGTGGGAGTACCGCTAGTGTGTGCGTAATTGCGCGACACGTTGTCAAATTTCGCCTCACGCGTTATTACAGTCCCGACTATGTCGGTGGGCGTTGAGTTGCTTGGAGTAGTCACAACTTGCCCAACCACTTTTAGCGGGCTACTGTCGCTCGTTAGAACTGTTACTTCTCCCTCAACGACGTCGGATTGAAAGTCGCCCTCACCTGCTGTGATGTGGATATGTTTTTTAGTTGATTCGAGGTTAGTGATTTCGAGACGTGTAAATTTTACAGCGGTTCGAATCTTTTCACCTGCGGACAGAACGTTATCAGTAACGAGCGCGCCGCCGTCTTTTGTGTACGCTTTTACGCGAACCGCGCCCGCGTCCACTGCTCGACGAACTACGATAGTGTTACCGACAACGTTGACCACTCGCGTTTCAGCTTCGAGCGGTGCGACTTCGGTTAGATGATAGTCACGAATTAAAGCCATTATAAAGCCCCTATTTAAAAGCGTATTTGATGGTGATAAAAGCAACAGAACCGACCGCGGCATACATAGCGAGCGTTCGAATCGTTTGTTGCATGTCTTGCGATTTGTTGAGCTCGTCTGACTTGGCGGAGTCAAAGAGCGCTGTAGCGCTTGAACTAATAGTGTCTTGACTCTTGGTTACGGTGTCTCCGACGAAGTCAAACACTCTTTCGAGTGTATCGGTGATAACGTTGTTTGAGCCTTTTTGGTACTCAAGTCCCGCGTCTATTGCGCTATTGGCGATTGACTCGTTCGTCAACATGGCGTCGCCTACAACTTTTTCATTGCTAAAAATAGCGTCAGACGTTGCAGCAGTTACTGCGTCAATCGAGCTCCCAATCACTTTTTCGTTACTGAAAATCATATCAGAGAACGTCTTTGTCACGGCGTCGACCGCGTCGCCGACTAGACCGAACGCGCCGCCGTCCGTCACTGTGATAGTTCCGCCCTCTGAGGCGACCATAGCATTATCGGTCGCTGTAATTGGGTTTTGTTCGTTTGTGGTGGCGGACTTACTTGAGCCGCCGCGAGAAAAACTCATAGTTTCACCTCATCTAGTTTACAAATATAGCGATACTCTATCCTTTCGGGGTTGAGAGATTTCACCATTTTATGAAGCCCCTTATGCGGTGTGACAAACTGAATGTATTCAAACCCGTTGTTTGTCGCGCAATCATAAAGGGCTTTGACGAACGCATCATTTAAACCGCTCCCCTCGACACATTGCACCATAAGAGTGTTTTCCCACGGCTCAAAGATTACATAAAGCTCACCGAATTTATAGGCATGTTGTACGCCCTTGCGGATTAAGTCTTTTACTAAATCAGTGTGGCGGTGAATACTCTTTGGCATGTTTGCCAGTGCTTCGTCGATTGAAACAGGTTCAAATTTTTGCATGGTTTCGCCTTATTTGTAGCTCATTATAATAAATAGCGCGCCAAGTGCTAACCCGCCCGCTACCAGATAAGTGACGTTCATGTCACCTTTACCGCTCAAGTCAATATTTACGCCGCCGATACTAGAGCCCGAAGCTCCGCCCACCGCGCCCGCGCTTGACCCTGCTGACATTCCGCCGCCGCCCGCTGCTTGCATAATTTAACCCTTACTTTTGTAGATTAAGTATAAAACGCCGCCGACCGCTGCAACTTTTGCTGCTGTCTCAACTGCGTTACCTGCCGCGTCGCCTGCTTTCCAAGCAAAAATACCAGTACCGCCCAAAACGGCTATTGGAAGTAAAAAAGGCATAAGCCGACTCCTTACTTTAGAACTTTGATGAGTACCACAGTAGCCAATAGACCGCCAACAACATACATGCCCATCATCATGTTTTGGTTGTTCATTGGATTCTTGGAGTTCGCTTCACCTGCGACGTTTGGATTAGTCGAGGCGATATTCTCGGTCTTCTCCGTTTGGGTTTTTCGCTCGGCATCAAGCTTAGTATCAATGATTCCGTCAACTACGTCGGGTAAGCTGTTAATCACTTGGCCGCCCGCATTAAGGATATTATCCCAAAGACTCACTTGTTGCCCTTGAGGCGTAGTTGTGGTGAACCAGTTTTCAAACATGTTTGAATCTACATTCATTTTAATATTCCTAATAAAAAGGGCGAGCATCTAGCCCGCCCATTGGTTTTAAAAGTTACAGTGTAAGTGTCGAGAAATTAGCGTTCAACCGCACCAAGATACTCAACAATTAAAAGTTGCGCTTGCGCGCCCGCCATGCGCAACTTGAAGCGTAAATCCGAAACGTTCTGACCCGCTCGCGGCGTGCCCTCCGGATAAACAGTGTCGACCACTTCCGCACCGTAACCTAGTTCAGTAGGGTCAAACACGAACATCGTCGGAGCGGGCATGCGAACGCCGTCACTTTGTTGGATGTCTGAGTTTAGCGCCGCGCTACGCTCGAACTTGACATAGTTGTCAATTTCAACTGAAAGCGCGTCAATGTCAGATGAGGCGGCAGCGTGGAAAAACACTTTGTTAATCATGTCTCCTTTCGGGAGGTCGGAAACTTCGAACAAGCCCGCGCCCGTAGGGTTACGGTTGAACAAACGAATCTTGCGAACCAATCCAGACATAGAAGCGGGCGACGTTGTCGCGGTCGCTTTAATAGACGGGCTAGTTGCTGCCGCGTCTATATCCATTTGAATCTGGAAAGTGCGCACCTGATTCGGGTCAGCGTCGCCCATACCTGTCCCGATTGCGGTTAGCTCGCGAGCTTGACGCGTAAGAAGACCGAAGCGTTCGAAGTCTAGAACAAAAACACCTGCTGAGTTTAGGCGACCGTCAAACTTGTTAAGAGTGTTAAGGATTTCAACGCTCGGAAGTTCGATGTGTGGGATACCGTTTAGAAGCACTTTGAAGTTAGTCAACTGAGCGGGTGTAACGCCCGCAATTTCAAACGCTACTTGGTGGTAAGTTGAGCCGATAGGAACGTCAAGCGTAGCAGTTTGACCCGCGCCTACGCCGTTGAAGTTAGGTAAGATTTTATTAGAACGAAAAGCCATTTTGCTTTCTCCGAAATTTATGAATTGAGTGAACGAGTTTGACTAGTAGAATTAGAACCAAGTCGTCGGATTGTACCATTGAACTTGACGCTGTTTTGCGACTGCGGAAGTGATAAGGTAAGCGGTTACGCCCGCTACCACTGCATTAATCGCGTAAGGCATATATTTTTTAGGCATCGTGAGATACTCCAATTTAGCTAAGTACTGTTAAGACCGATTAACGGAAATAACGCTTTAGGGGTGAATTGTTAATAACGAGCGTTGTCATAGCTGAAACGCCTGAAATTATTAAAATGTCTTTTAATGACATAATTACTTTCCTATTTTGGGGCGTATGAACGCCTCGAACAAATAAGCTGAAAGCCCCGCCCAAAGGGCGACTTTTGCAGCTTGAGAATCTAGAAGCATATTAAATTACTCCAAGTTATCCGAACCGCTATTTGCTTTCACTTCCGCTTCCGCTTCCGCATGTTTCTTAGCTTCCGCTTCCGCTTGTTTCTTCGCTTCCGCTTCCGCTTGTTTCTTCGCTTCCGCTTCCGCTTGTTTCTTCACTTCCGCTTCCGCTTGTTTCTTCGCTTCCGCTTTCTTGTCGATTTCCATCTGTAGCTTTAGCTTTCGGCGTTTTAGCTTTATCAACATCTTTCTTTTCTCCAGTTGACTCTTTATTTAATTGTGACTCTAAAAATAAAGCCGCTCCCAAATATGCAACAAATCGTAAAGCAATTGGAATCATTTTGACTTCCCTTTAAATAAAATATGCCTTGCGGCTTTTTTAAATCTACCGCAAGTATAATAAGTACCTTGCGGTAAATCAGGTACATTTAATAATTCAGCATCATTAAATTCTGTAGAATATATTTTAGCATCATCTTTGGATGAGGTAAACATATACAAATTAGCGCATTGGTCGCGTATAGTTCGCGCTAATAAATTACCACGTTGCGCTATATAAAAATTAGAATGACCCCAATGTCGCCCTTTGGTGGCTGTTCTAATCATTCCCTTATTATGATTGGTCGCGTAGTCTCCCGCCTCATCGAAGAATACGGCGCAATTTTTAGAGTTCCAATAAACATTTAAAAATTCATTTTCGTTATCGGTTATAAACGCGTTTTCTAAATCTAGCGCGTTATTCCATTCGGGGTCGCCAAGCGGGTCGAATACTATTATTTGAATACCGCTCTTTTGTAATTCCTTAGCGAACGTTCGACCCAAACTAGATTTGCCGCTTTCGGTCATTCCAACTATCGCGCAATGTGGCATTGTTAGCCCTCCTTATTTTCTTTGTTTGGGTCGAAGGCTGACTTCGCGACTTTCGCCGCTTTCGGCTTTCTAAAGAATTTCATTTTAAACCACTCTTTAGCTAGCCGTAATTTACTAACCTGTTTTGGCATTGAGAGACGCGGGAGAAGGTAAGCGCCCATCACAATTGTTAATGCTAGGTTTGGCGGGATATCCTCGACCTCCTGAGTTTCCGCCCATTGAGAGAAAGCCGCTTCTAAGTTCTTTTTCTCGTCAATGTGTTGGTTCTGAATGGGTATGAAATCTTCCCCGCCCAACATCATCCCAACGCTGATTAGGGCGTTCGCTGCTCCCGCGCCTACGACACGATATTTTTCTTTTTCGCTTACTGCTACCTTTTGAGCGGTTTGGGCTGCGGTCGTGGTCGCGAGGCTCCCTGACTTGCGCCCACGCTTTTTACGCAGTTTGCCCTTGGCGGTCAGCTTTGGGTGTCCCTGCTCGTCGACTACATGCTTGCCAGGGTCGAATTGCGCGCCGTCTGCGTCTGTACGAATTTCCCCGTTCTCGCCAAACATTAGCTCGCGTGGGATTTCGCCGCTTTGCGGGGTTTCTGGATTTTCTGAAACTTCGCCGATTTCTGCAATTCTTTGGAAATTGACTGAACCCTCGTTTTCTGTTAAAGTGGTGTTATCTTCGATTGTTGAATCGCTTACAGCGCTCACTAAATCGCTAATTTGATGATTATCGCTAGTATCCATTTAAGGAGCTCCTATGAAAGAAAAAGAATACAAAGAGTTATTTAAGGCGCTAAGACCATTTGTTAATTTTAACATTGATTTACGCAAAAAGCTAAGTCCGGCAGATAAAAGGTTAATTACTATTTACGGAAAACAATTTAAAGATATATATCAGGGACAAAATATAAAAGTATTTCGTAGCTCAAATAAAGATAATTTGAAAATAGTTCAAAATGCTTATCATCAAACATTAAAGACGTTGCCCCGTTGGAAGGTGGCGTTTGTACCGTACAACGGTAAACAAGCGCCTAATATAAAAGTTAAAAACGGAGTAATTAAAACATTTAATAAACGTTCTAAAATGAAACAATTTATTATTCCAATCGTTGACCAATTTTCATTCTTAAATAATACGTTTAATTATGTAACCGAATTATTGGAGATTCACCAAGTACCGCCGCGTCAAAAGCTTTGGGTAAAAACTGGTGATTATCTTTCAACTGAAAGTTTTGAAGCTGAGATATTGGCGGAAGAAATGGCGGATTGGGTTGAACGTTATGAAAACGCAGATACTTTTATTACAGGTTTTCAGTCCGCATTTTATAGGTAGTTAAAATGGGTAAGAAGCGAAACGATTTAGAAAGCATAGGCGCGGCTGATTGTGAGACCGACCCGTTTAAATACGGCAGAGTTCCAAAGCCGTTTTTATGGGGTCTATATATTAATGAACAATATTATGAGTTCGAGAAAACTATTGATTTCGTTAATTTCGTGAGGGACGAAGAGTGGACGATTTACGCTCATAACGGCGGACGCTTTGACTGGCATTTTGTTTTGTGGGAATGCGAGATAAAACCAGATATTAAAATTATCGCGGGTCGTATCGCTGAATTTAAAATAGGTAAATGCACCTTTCGCGATTCTTATAATATTTTACCTATTCCGCTAGCTGCTTATCAAAAGGATGAAATATCGTATGACCTATTTGAAAAGGAAGAGAGATATAAACCGGAAAACTGGAAAGCGATACGCGATTACTTGAAAAGCGACTGCGTTTATTTGCATGAGTTGGTTACTCGTTTTGTGACTGATTACGGATTCAATATCACGCTAGCGAGTACCGCCCTAAAAGTTTTTAATAATATGGCGGGTCTTAAAACGCCTAGAACGAATATTAATTATTTCGAGAATCTAAACCGCTTTTATTTTGGTGGAAGAGTTCAGGCATTTAAAACGGGTGTATTCGAAAAAGATTTTTATTATGTGGATATTAATTCCGCGTATCCTTACGCTATGAAATATCCGCACGCGTATGGCAATAAAAGAGCGAAGTCACGACGCTTACCGGAAGAACGCGACCCTAAAATTTTTATTCGTTTGAAGTGCCAATCTAACGGTCACTTTCCTATTAGAACCGAAAAAGGAGCGCTCTCTTTTCCAGACGATAAACAGGTTTATGAGTTTCATATAACTGGACATGAATATTACATGGCGGAAGATTTGGGACTTTTGCGCGAGGTCGAAATTTTGGAGGTGTTGACCTTCGAAGATGAAATATGCTTTGGCGACTACGTTGACCACTTTTACGTGATGAAAGAGGAAGCGACCATAAACGGCGATGCTGCGAAGAGATTATTCGCGAAGCTTTTTATGAATAGTTTGTATGGCAAGTACGCGACGAACCCCACGAAGTATAAACAGTATTCAGTACAAAACATTAACACGGCGGAAGAGTTCGAATATAACAATCCTGACTATGAATGCGCTACAGAGTTCGGCGACAACCTATTATATGAGCGTGACCTTTACGATGATGAACTCAAATTCCTTAACGTTGCGACCGCCGCGAGCATAACGGGATATGTACGAGCGTTTATGATGCAAGCATTATGCAGCGTTAAGAATCCATATTACTGTGATACTGACTCAATCATTTGCGAGGGGTTGGGAGATTTGGAAATAGACGCGACAAAATTGGGCGCGTGGGATATAGAGGCAAAAGCAACCTTTTGCGCTATAGCAGGGAAAAAGCTTTATACTATGCGATGCGAAGACGGGAGCACAAAAACCGCGTCAAAGGGCGCTAGACTCACTCACGAGCAATTAATCGAAGTTGCGAGCGGCGGCGAAGTTCTTTATAAAAGCGAAGCGCCGACTTTTTCGGTTTCGCGTGGCGTTCGCTTCATTGAAAGAAAAATCAGAAAAACGTGAAAAAGTAGTTTACATCGAGAAACAGATTCTATACTATGTAATCTCTTTCAGGGGATAAGCCCCAAACGGCGTTAAGCCTTTTAATTTAAAGTCTACGGACTAGGAGCAAATTATGTCTAAATCAACTCAACCAACTTTCAAACGTGTAGCGGCTGTATCTCTTCCTCTTCTTTCTCTTGATTATGGCAAAGACGGCGCGGCGAAGTCTCATTTCATCAAAATTGAAAAAGAGTTCGCTGAGCACGTAAGCGCTAAAGAAGACGCAAAACCGGATATGATGAAATCAACGGTTACAGAGCTAGAAAGCGGCGAACAATTCGACATCTACCTTCACAAAGGTTTAGCGGCTAAGTTCCAATCCGGTAAGGCATACGAAGTTGTGACTCGTAAAGTTCAGGGCAAGCGTTTTCCTGAGCACACAATTTACGAAATCGAAGTTGCATAACTTTGGTTACATGCAAAGTAACTCTTGAGGGTGGTGAAATTATCATCCTCAAAGGCGAAAATAAAGCCAAGCTTGAGAGCCTTGTTTCGTTGTTACCACAATCTGAAATTCAAGTAATCAACTGGAAACTTAAATAATTTGACATTAGGGCGTATCGGCGGCAAATCCGATACGCCCTTTTATTTGGAGAAATCATAATGTCTGACTTTTATATTTACGTTATCGTCGCTATCGCGATTTTAACTTGCGCCAGTATCTGCGCTAAAGCGGGGAGCTACGGAGTCGCACTTGTTTTGGTTCACGCTGTCTGCATGATTTCGCCCGCCGACGCTAGCGAAAATAAATTCAAGGCGTTCATGGGAGACGCCTATTCATTCCACTTTAACCGTTCTTTTGATTATAACGAGGTTCACAAAACTTATGGACTTGAATACCAAATCACCCCACAGTGGGGAATCAACACCACAAGCTTTACCAATTCCTTCTCTGAAAGGTCTAACTCGCTTGCAGTCGTTTATACTTGGAAGCGTGACGAGTTGCTCAGCAATGTTCATTGGTCAGCGGGCGTACAAACGGGAATTGCGACAGGTTACGAAAAAGCTAAATATAATGCGGGCGGTGTCGCTCCTATTGTCGCTCCTTTTGTTGATGTCGGTGTATTTGAATCCGTTGGCGCAAGATTTAGTATTTGGAACGCTTACGTCGCTAATGTCTCATTTTACTTGGAGTTCTAATAATGTCTAGATATGTACGCTCAACGCATTACGGCGCTCTATACCTCGTCACTAACTGGACGGCTGACTTAGATGAGACGATAATATCCTATTTAGACGTGGTTTGGGGAGGTCATTATCGTTTAGATTCTCAAAGTAACCAGCATGAGAAAGCGATTCAATTATTTTGGAACGAAGAAGAAGGAAATTTGACCCATGTTAGCGAGAATAAAAAACCTAACATCTACCTCAATCATAATTCTAAACGTGGCTCTTAATCGGCATTTAGAAATTACGGAAGGCGAAACCAAGCTCACAGAAATTATTGATTTCGAAGATTTGGTAATTATCAAATACAAATTATGCGAAACTCATTTAATTGAAATGGACATTGTGAGGTGATATAATGAGCCTTAACTTTCCAGAGTCACGGAGACAAATGAACATGGCTAATCGCGAAACTCATGTTATACGAGTAACAAACGCAAATAAGACGCTAAACATTGTTGTTAAGAATGGTGATGAGTCTATGACTGTTAAACCGATGATGTTTTTTGAAATCGCGACGGATAATCCTAAACGTTTTTGGATTGACGCAAATGTACTAGCTATTCAAAACGTTACTGTCAGGGTTTGGGAGTTGGATTAAGTTTCACCCGCTTCGCTGCTTTCGATTCAACTCAATCGCCCCGCTTACGCGGGGCTTTTTCGTTTCATACATTCTAACGTTTGTCAAATTTAAATGTCTAAAGTGTGACCCACGAGCGAAAAGGCG